AAAACTAGTTACTGAAGGAGGTACTGGTTTATATAAAGCATACCGAAATATTAAAGATGGTTTTGATAAAGCAGAGTTTGGAATTGACTTTGATGAGCAGTTTTTCTCTCAGCAAATAACTCTTGTTTTGGAGGGAGTATGAAAATATTACTTGTTGAAGATAGTGATTATAAAAGAGATAGAATTCAAGATTTTTTGAAAGAACAGGTTCCTAATATTGAAATCGAGGTAGGTGCCTCATACTCTAGCGGATTAAATTTTTTAGTTGATAATAGCTATGACCTTGCAATAATCGACATGAGTTTACCCAATTATGATAGGGTAATTGGCGTTCCAGATGTGGAGTTCAGAACTTATGGTGGCCGTGATTTGTCCCGGCAAATTAAACGTAGAAAGTTGAATGTAAAGTTCGTCTTTTTAACCCAGTTTGACTCCTTCTCAGATAAAGGAAAAAATTTAAACCTTGCATCTATCGAAGTTGAAGAAAAAATAAATCACCCCCAAAATTTTTTGGGTTGCATATATTACGAACATGCTGGATATAATTGGAAAGATAATTTAATTAACGTGATGAATAAATTATGAGTAGATTTTTAATCGTTGATGACAACATAACACGTGGCAACAAAATCCTAGATTTCTTGGTTCAAAAGCATAATATTTTAGCCGAATTCATAGACTTCGCGAATTGTGTTAAATCTGCGGAATCGCTGTTAAGAAATACCAGTTATAGCCTTGCATTCTTAGATATGTCATTACCATATAATGAAGATGATGTCGCTGATCCTTTTTCAGGGATTAATTTGCTAAAAAAAATACAATCAAAAAAACTTAACAAACCTATTCGAATAATAGGCTACACTGCATTAGACCATAATATAAAGGAAAAAGAATCTGAATTTGAGGCGTTGGGATTTAAACTATACTACGCAGAAGAGCATGACCTCAGTTGGATAGGGAATATTCAGCAGCAGATAGACTATGCTGTGGAGTCTGCAGAGAAATATAAGTCTAGCAACTTAGATATAGCGCTAGTTACAATTCATGGCATTAATACCTTTGGTAATTGGCAAGAACTTCTATCAAGTGAGATCCGAAAAAAAAATAAAAGCTGTGACTTTTCACATTTGCCTTTCAAAAACGCTTTGATAAGTTTTAGTACATTTTTAAACAGACGTAAAAGAGATGCGGTAGTTGAATTATTTAAAGAACAGCTTGTTGAGTGGCTTAAAGCTAATAGAGCAAATAGGATAATTTTTTTCTCACACAGTTTTGGTACTTATATATTGATACACGCGCTTGAGAAAATCAATGACCCTCTATTATTAAAAAACATTAGTTTGATTGTTCTATCGGCCAGTGTTTTACCCAGGAATCATGATTTCAAAGGGATTTTAAAAAAGACCAATGCTACCATTATTAATGAGTGTGCAGTCAATGATAATGCACTTTTATGCTCAGAAATGTTTGTTGTTGGTACCGGAATGGGAGGGAAACTTGGCTTTAATATGTTATCTTCCGATAGAATAAAAAACAGATTTTACAGAGGGGGGCATAGTTCATTCTTTACTAGAGAATTTATTAAAGAGTATTGGTTCCCTTTATTAGACACCCCATTGGAAGTTGAGGAAATAAATAATGCCCCATCCTTGACTTTATTGAACTCAGCAATTACGTATTTCGCAATTTTTATTGGTTCAATTAAAAACAAACTATTTAATTAAATAAAGGCATGCGATATCGCATGCCTTTCAGTCACATACGGTATGCCTTGAATGCGATTACTATCAAATTGGATGAGAAATTTAAATATTGAAAATGCTCTTGAAGTCTAATCAGCTCGTTCCTTACGAACACCTGCGCCGCCTTCTCCACATCCCCAAACCCTCCGGCATTATCAGGTATGATCCCCATCATCTGCGGCGGAACGCGGTGCGCGCTCAGCAGGTCATCACGGCTGGATTTCTTGATGTTGAAGAAGTCGTCTTTGGTCGCGACCTCACTAAGTGGCAAAATCTGAATGCCGTCCTTTTTGCCGTTCGGCGCGTACATGAACAGGTTGCGGAAGTTGCCCAGGCCTTTGGTATCACGCATAGCCTTACGCATTGAATCGATATCACTGCTGCTTTGCGCCGCGTCGGTCATATACAGGATGTAACCTGCATGAGCGCCGTTCTGGTAATACTTGCGGCGGAACAGTGTGGCCGCTTCGTTCAGCCAGGCGGAATTCAGCGCGCTCAGGTATTCAGGCAGGCCATAAATTTCCTGGTTAATGTCCGGTTCAATCAGATGAAAGATGCTGCCTGCTGCGAACTGATGCGGTTCCTTCCAGCCCTGCACAAACCAGTAAGTCCCCTCTTCCACTCCTCGTCGCACATATTTAGCCGGTACAGCTTCAAAGCGTAACGGTTCGCCGAGCTGGTTGCGGATCAGTTCCAGGTACGCATTCCCGAACACCAGATAGTCCAGCGCGAATTTGCTGAACTCCTGCTGGCTAAGCAGCGGATGCGGGATAAACGTCGAGGCCAAAATATTCCGCTTCACGTAAATCGGTGAGCTGTGATGTACGGCGGCGCGAAGACTGCGGGCAAGACCGTCGAAACTGACTGGCGGCTCATACCAGCGACCGTTGCCGGTGCATTCGATGTAATCCAGAATCTCGCGGCGGTCTAACACCGGCGTCGGATCACCGAAGCTGAATACCTCTGCGCCCTGCTGGCTTTCAGTGGTGGTGGTCTGCGTGGCTTTACGGTATTTGCGCTTGCTCATTTAGTAGAACTCCAGAATGTTCGGGCTTTGTCCGCCGTTGGCGGCGGTCAGTGGTTCGTTTAACAGGGCGTGCATGATTGCCCACGCGACGTCGGCGTGGCTGGCCTCTTCACTGCGGCTGGCTTCGTAGGTTGAACGGTTGCCGCTGGCGGTCATCGTTTTGCGGATCGCCATAAACGATGCGGTGATGTCGGTATGACTAGTGTCATATTCCAGACGGCCGGAGCTGATGGTGTCTTTTGCTTTCAGTACCAGCGCAGTTTTTACTTCGGGGCTGTAACGGATCTCACGCGCTGCCGGAAAGAACTGCTGAACAAGCTGGAATACGCCTTGCCCGATGCCAGTTGCATCGATGCCGATGTACTCCACGGCATAACGATTGGTGAGTTCCTCGATGCTTCTGGCCTGTGCGGCAAAGTCCATTCCCTTCCACTGATGACGCTCGAGCACGCGGAACTTGCCGCCGGAAACCACAGGGGGAGCAATCACTGCACAGCCTGCGCTGTCGCCGGTGTGCGACGGGTCATAACCAATCCAGACGGGACGATAGGCAAATGGCCGTTTCAGGTACGGGTCGAAGTCTTCCCATTCATCCAGACTGTCCACCATGCAGCCCTGCAACTCGGCGAACGGGAACACCGATGCCTGATCGTCCACGAACTCACACATCAGCAGGTTTTCATATTCGGCTGGGCTGTATTCCAGTTGCAGCTGTTCCAGGTCGAACAGGTTACAGCCTCCTGAAAGTGCGTCTTCAACCGTCACAATCTGCCGCCACTGGCCGTCATCGCACAGAACGCCCTTTGACAGGTGCGCATGCGTCAGATCCAGGTCAATCCTGTCGGCTTTATTGCGACGGCCTTTGTTGAACAGTTCACCCGACCAGAACGGATAGGCGCTGTGTGCAAGGCTCGACGGCGTGGAAAAATAAGTGCTTCGCCATTTCTTATGTAGTGACATGCCGGAAGCCACTTTGCGCAGCTCCTGAAACTTAGGGATCCAGAAGTATTCGTCCAGGTATAAATTGCCGGTATAACTCTGCGCGGTGCGGACGTTAGTGCCGAGGAAAATCAGCCGTGCGCCGTTCGGCAGCACAATCGGGTCGCCTTTTAAATCCACGTCTACCTGTCGGGCAAAGTCGATGATGTAGTTTTTAAAGACGTGTGCCTGCGCCTTACTGGCTGACAGGAAAATCTGATTACGGCCGGTGGTCAGTGCATCAATCAAAGCTTCCCGGGCAAAGTAGAAGGTTGCGCCAATCTGGCGGGACTTGAGGATGTTGCGGATACGGTGCTGAAGCCCTGCCTGATGCCATCCACGCTGATACTCAAACGACGTTTCAATGAAGATGTCGCCTAGTTTCTCAATGGCCTCATCGCTGAAAACATTCTTATCAGGTGCCTTTCGTTCGCCCTTGTTACGGTTGGCGACGTTCGGGTTTAAATCAGCCTCGCTGCCGGTCTGGTTGTAACGGTTCACCCGTGCCAGGCGTTCAATCTGTCGGCCTAACAGGTCGATCTCTTTGTAGTCCTTCCCCTCCTTTACATCTTTCATGACGAGCTGGATCAGCCGCGCTTCCATGCTGGTTTCCACGCGAGAAATGGGCGCAATGGCCTCCCACTGATCGCGAGTTTTCCAGCTCTGCACGGTCGGCGTTTTTTGGCTCAGCATTTCCCCGATTTGCCGCACGGAAAAACCCTGCCAGTAAAGCAGTGCCGCCTGTCGGCGCGGGTCGCTGATGATGGTGGAGTTTGAAATATTCATGCCGCCACGTTACCGGCCAGACAGCCGTTTTTCGCGCTGCCCACGTTGTGCCATCGGGCAACAACCCGCATCGGCTGGCGGCCTGCGGTGACTGTCTGGAAACTAACTCCCGTTCTCAACACTCATTACCGGAGTCAGTCACATGGCAAAGAAAGTATCAAAATGGTTCCGCATCGGGGTCGAAGGCGACACCTGCGACGGCCGCGAAATTGATGCTAACGACATCAAGCAAATGGCGGAGACATACAGCGCAAAAGCCTATGGCGCCCGCGTCAATCTGGAGCACATCAAAGGTGTATTACCGACCAGCGATTTCCGCCGCTATGGCGACGTGATCCAGCTTAAAGCCGAACAAATTGATGACGCGGCTGAACCGCTGCTGCATGACAAATGGGCGCTGTACGCAATGATCAGCCCGACTGCGGATTTAACGCAGATGGTCGGCGACGGGCAGAAGGTTTACACCTCGATGGAGATCAAACGCAACTTCGCCAATTCCAATAAATCCTACCTGGTCGGTCTGGCCGTCACCGACGACCCCGCAAGCCTCGGCACTGAAATGCTTGAGTTCAGCCGTACGGCAAAACAGAACCCGCTGGCCGGTCGTAAAACCGACCCCGAAAGCCTCTTCACCGTGGCTACCGAAGCACTGATTGAGTTCGAAGAGGCCCCGGAATCTGCCCCTTCTCTTTTCGCGCTGGTTAAACAAAAGCTTTCACGTAAACAGGCGTCTGATGATGCCCGCCTGGCTGATGTTCACGAAGCCGTCAGCGAGGTCGCTCAATACGCTCAGACCGGACTGGATAAGCATGAAAACAGCCTGACCGACCTGCTGAGCCGCGTCGATACCCTGGAAAAATCCACCGCTGCCGAACATGACGCCCTCACTGAATTGAAAGGCAAGTTAGCGCAGACACCGGCGCAGAAGTTCGGCCAGCGTCCACATGCTACCGGCGGCGCAGGCTCTGACGAGACAGTGACCGACTGCTGATCCGACATATTTAATTTACCCTCAGGAAATAAGTCATGAAAAAAGAAACGCGCTTTAAATTTAATGCGTTCCTCTCCCAGCTAGCCAAACTCAACAACGTTGACGTCGGCACGCTGGACAAGAAATTTAACGTCGAGCCGTCCGTCACCCAGACGCTGATGACCCGCTTACAGGAATCCTCAGAGTTCCTGACCCGTATCAACATCATTCCGGTGGACGAAATGATGGGCGCGAAAGTGGGTGTCGGCGTAACAGGCACGATTGCCAGTACCACCAACACTGACGCCGGTGATGAACGTGAAACGGCTGATTTCACCAAGCTGGATCAGGAAGGCTATCACTGCACTAAAACCAACTACGACTTCCACTGGATGTACAGCAAGCTGGATTTGTGGGCGCGCTACAACGATTTTCAGACCCGTTTGCGTGACGCCATTATTAAGCGTCAGGCACTGGATCGCATCCTGGTGGGCTTTAACGGTGTTTCCCGCGCACCAACATCTAACCGTGTACAAAATCCGCTGTTGCAGGATGTCGGTGTGGGCTGGCTGCAAAAATACCGCCTGAATGCCCCGACCAAAGTGATGGGTATGATAGTCGCCGAAGACGGCACCGTGACTAATGAGGCGGTCAAAGTCGGTGGCGAAGGTGAGTACAAAAACCTCGACGCACTTGTCTTTGATGCAGTCAACGAACTGATCGACCCCATCTATCAGGACGACACCGAACTGGTGGTGATCTGCGGCCGCAAGCTGCTCGCGGATAAGTATTTCCCGCTGATCAACAAACAGCAGCCAAACACTGAGGCGATGGCCGCCGACCTGATTGTCAGCCAGAAACGCATCGGCAATCTACCCGCTGTTCGTGTGCCCGGCTTCCCTGCTAACGCCATGTTGATCACTCGTCTGGATAACCTGTCCATTTACTGGCAGGACGGCACGCATCGCCGCCACGTTGAGGAAGTGCCTAAGCGTGACCGCATCGAAAACTACGAATCCATTAACGAGGATTACGTAGTGGAAGATTACGGCTGCGGCTGTCTGATCGAGAACATCGAAGTGACCGCCGGAGAAGATGACGCCTCTGATAAGGCCGAACTCAGCAAATTCACCTCGGCGATCGTTGATGCCATCAAAACTGCATCCGGTACCACCGCACCGGCAGCTCAGGAGTAAGCCATGACCAGCCCTGCCCGACGTCATTTGTTGCGGCAGTCAGCGATCGAAGCCGCGCAGCAGGATACCAGCCTGCTGCGTCATGCCACCGGCTATGAACTGCTGCTGCAAAAGCTTAATGCTGATCAGAAAGCCCTGAAGAAAGCCTATTCCGCTGAGAAAAAGGCAGAACTCAAACGCAAGATGCTGCCCGAATATGCGCCGTGGGTGGCGGGCGTTCTCGCTGAGGGTAAAGGCGCTCAGGACGCCATCCTGATGACCATCATGATCTGGCGTATTGATGCCGGTGACTATGCTGGTGCGCTGGAAATCGCCCGCTACGCGCTGCATTACAAGCTGGCGATGCCGTTCGGCAAACGTCCTGCCGGTTATGCGCTGGCGGAGGAAATCGCCGACATGAGCACCCGCGCTCATGCTGCCGGTGAGCCGGTCAGTCTCGATGTACTCATGACCACGATGGAGCTGACGGAAAGCCAGGACATGCCGGATCAGGTACGCGCCAAGCTGCACAAAATTACCGGTTACCTGTATCGCGACGCGGAGAAACTGCCGCTCGCCCTGCAACACCTGAAACGCGCCTTCCAGCTGAACAGCAACTGCGGCGTCAAAAAGGATATTGAGCGGTTGGAATCAGCCATCAAAAAGGCTGCCAGCAGCTAAACAGAACGCGCCCCGCGCCGGACGGCACGCCAGCCGCGACAGGTCTGTGACCTCGTTCAACGCTGGCGTCCACCGTCCCCTATTCAGAGGTCACTATGTCTCTTGTTGTACCTGCACCAAAGCCGGATGCCGCGACGGAACCCGCGATTAAAAACACGCACTTCTGGCCGGATATCAGTCCGGTGGAGTTACGCGATACGCTGCGCCTGGAAGGAACGGTGACCGCCAAACGTCTGCGAGCCGTCATTAAGTACGCGCTGACTGAAGTGAATGCCGAGCTTTACAGCTACCGCGTCGCACAGCTGGCTCAGGGATACAAAACCCTCGCTGATGTTCCGGCAGACCAGATTGATGACGAAAGTATCAAAGTTTGCGCCTACCTGCGGGCGGTTTCCTCAATTACGGCTGCCATTCTGGCGGAACGATATCCGAACAGTGATACCACCGATGCCGGCAGTAAAAAGGCAGAGATTGTCGAAAGCACGGTTGATGAACTGTGGCGTGATGGCCGCAATGCGATCAGCGATGTCGCTGGCGTGTCGCACTGTGTGATCGGGCTGCTCTGATGAAAGTCTATGCCGAACAGGGCGACACCGTGGATTCGCTCTGCTGGCGTTACTACGGGCGCACCGAGTCGGTGATGGAACAGGTTTACGCGGCTAACGTTGGCTTAGCCGCTCGCGGGGCAATTTTGCCCCATGGCTACGCGGTGGAGCTGCCGGATATTACTCAGGCCGCAGTCAGCGAAACCGTCTCACTTTGGGACTGATGACCATGGAGCGCATCACCTCGTTTATCTGTTACTGCGTCGCGGCCTTTCTTGCCTGGCTCGGCGCGATGTCACCGCAGGATATCGCCTTTCTGGTCGGTGCAGGCGTCGGCGTCGCGACCTTTCTGGTGAACTGGTACTACCGGCGCAAAACCTACCGCCTGCTGAAAGAAATGGGCGTCAGTGGAGAAATCAATGCAGCCATCAATCGTTAGACGCTGCGCGGTCGCCGCCGTCCTGGCGATTGCTGCGCTGCTGCCGCAAACGCCCACGTTGAAAACGTCCGCCGCCGGTCTGGCACTGATTGCCGATTTTGAAGGCTGCCGCCTGTCAGCCTATCAGTGCAGCGCGGGCGTCTGGACAAACGGCATCGGGCACACCGCAGGCGTGAAGCCGCAGACGCACATCAGCGAACAGCAGGCCGCCGTTAACCTGGTGGAAGACGTGATGCGGGTGGAAAAAGGCATTGCCCGCTGCATGCCGGTTGCCATGCCGCAGCCCGTATATGACGCCGTAGTGTCGTTCGCGTTCAACGTCGGCGTGACGGCGGCGTGTAAATCCACCCTGGCATTTTTCATCAACAAGGGTGAATGGCGAAAAGCCTGCGAACAGTTGCCGCGCTGGGTATTTGTGAACGGCGAGCGCGTCACAGGTCTGGAGCGTCGCCGCGCGAATGAGCTGGCCTACTGCCTGCGGGGAGCCTGATGCGCATTTTAATTTTGTTACTGCTGGCAGCCTGCGCACTGGCAGGGCTGCAAACCTGGCGTATCGGTGCCCTGCATGATGAAGCCGACCAGGCGCAGCGCATTATTGGCACATTGTCCGCCGGTATTGAAAGCCGCGACAACGTTATTAATCGCCTGAACGATGATGCACTGAGGCGCGAACGCCAGGAACAAAGCCTGCGCACCCAGCTCTCACGGGCGGGTGAGCAGGCACGCGTCCGTGAAGTTCATATTCAAAGGTTACTTAATGAAAATCAGGAAATGCGCGACTGGTACAGCGCTCGTCTGCCTGACGGTATTGGCCGGATGCACGCGCGTCCCGCCTTTGCCAGCGCCGCAGATTATTTACGTTGGCTGTCCGGCGGTGACGAGCTGCCCGATACCAGCAAGCGCACCGGCCACTAACGGCGATTTAAGCAGTGACGTCAGAAACCTGGAGGCCGCGCTGACCGCCTGCGGCCTCCAGGTGGAAGCGGTCAAACAATGCCAGGAGGAACACCGTGTTAAAGCCCGCCCAGTTGCGAAAAACGTTAACTGACGCCGTGCCGGTGCTGCAAACCAGCCCCGACACCCTGCGGATGTTTGTGGACAATGGCCGCATCGTTTCCACGTTAGCCTGTTCGCTGTCGTTTGAGTATCAGTACCAGGTCGAGCTGCTGATCACCAACTTTGCCCAGGACTGCGATCTGATTATTGTCCCGATCCTGGCGTGGCTGCGGGAGAACCAGCCGGACATCATGGCGACGCCGGAAAAGCAGCAGACCGGCTTTAAATTCAAGGCCGATATGCTGGATGATGGTTCCTACGATATCGCTATTGATGTGCAGCTCACCGAGCGCGTGATTGTGAAACAGATTGATGCCGGTCTGTACGTGGAGCATTTTCCGGAACCGCCGTTACCGGAACCGGTGGAAAGGCCGCGTGAACTGTATCTTCACGGCGAGTTAGTGAGCCAGTGGCATGAGTGAGCTGTCAGCATTTGATACCCGCCTGGCGGGGCTGATTGCCGCGCTGTCACCGCAAAGCCGAAAAGCGATGGCGGCGACCATTGCGAAGCGTCTGCGCAAACATCAGCAGCAACGAATCAAACGGCAGGTTACGCCGGAGGGGCAGCCGTTCGCCCCACGACGGGCGCAGCCTCTGCGGGCGAAGAAAGGCCGCATCAGGCGGGAGATGTTCGCCAAACTGCGCACGGCTAAATACATGAAGGCCAAAGGCACGGATAAAGACGCGGTAGTGGAGTTCACCGGCCAGGTTCAGCGCATGGCAAAGGTGCATCAGTACGGTCTGCGGGATCGCCCTTCGGTGAGGGCAAAAGAAGTGCAGTATCCGGCGCGCCCGCTTTTAGGGCTGGACGCGGAGGATATGAAAATCGTGGAAGATGAATTGCTAAAATGTATTAGCTCAGACTTGAGCTGACACTACGGCGGCACAGGGCCAAACCTAATCTGACAGGCAGCTTTGTGTCCGAAGCGGACGTTGATAAGATCAGTCTGCCTTAATCAACGAGGAGCAGGTCAGAGGTTGTAAGTAATTTAAGAGTCTGATCATTGCAGATCAGAGGTACTTGCGGAGTTTCCGTAGGCATAAAAAGCCCCCTAGGGCTTTTTATCGTTGGGGCTTGGCTCTAGTTCATTAGTGAAACTCTTAACGCCTAATCCAGTTGGGTCATCCGCAGGCAACAACTTATCAACCAATCCCTTTGCTATAGAATTAGCAGTTGCGCTTAAAGTTGGATTCATGATTGCCAATAAACCTACTATACAAGCTGTTGCAATTGCCCCACCTAAAACACTTATTACTGAGCCGCCAATGACTTTCAATAAAACTAGTGATTTTCTTTTCCACCAACCTGGCTGAGTCTGGTTAATAGCCCAAGCATTTGTTGTTATAGCCCATTCTTCACGCGCTTTTTTTTCAGCGGCTAACGCACGTTGTGTCAATCGATCGACTTTAATTGTATGAGCATTTTCGAGAGAAGTAATTTCCCCTTGATGGGCCAAATTGATTTCAGGCATAGCAGTCTGAATCGCTTGCGTCTCTATCTCTTTAATAAGTTGATCAGCTTTGCTTCTGTAGGTATCGAGCCATTGTGGATCGCTTACAACGTTATCGTGCCATTCCTGTAACTTCCCAGGGACCAATGCTTCTCCAAAGGTGTCGTGAAAAAACACTGCACGTTCGTCTTTATGGGATTTATAAATTGCATATGATATTAATTGTGGAGCATCTGTTCTGTTTTGAACCAGCTCTCTGAATACATATTTCTTTTGCTGTCCTGTCATAATCAACCCATAAAAAAACGCCCCAGTCGGGGCGCTTAATGATAATCGTTATTGTGCTACTTTTTCAGAACTCGAGGCTGTCCCAACAGATACATTTTTGCCATGACCGGCAGAATCCAGCTGCCGATCAAATTCATGAATCGTCACGCCAACTTCATACTTTTGATTGCCATCTGTAACTGAAGGATGCTGGCGAAATGATTCATAACCTGCACTTACTACAGCCGCTTGCGCGCGGATTAGATTGGTTTCATTTGAGCCACAGAGCACTACATATGGCTCATTCAGATTAACAAAGCGCATGTCCAACGCAGCGCGATTTGGATCTTCATTTTCATGCTCAACGAGGCTAACCCTCCTTTCATGAATTTGTTTCAGCGCGGATTTGGCCATATCGCGGATTTCATCAGGTTCAAAACCTGGAATGCAGTAGTTGTCTTTCATAATTACTCCCCCGACATTTCCCTCATTTTACACATTCGACATCCGTTTGTGCAAATAATCTCCACTAAACCAGTTTAGAAGTGCATTTTTTTATGAAATCTTCATATATCTCAAACCTGACGCAACACTTAATGACATGGGGTTCTTCCTGCTTTATGGAATCCCCAATGCAACATGCTAAACCAGTGTGCGAAAATTCACAGCGGTAAAAGCTTAGAGATTTTTGACGCGCATTAGCTCTTCAGCATTCCCCTGAAACAGGGTTGTAGGCTAACGAACAAGCTGAATGGAGGACATTGGTCGTCATTATGTGATCTGCCAGTGCACAATACTGTCGAATAGCGTACGTCTTCTTTACGCTGTGAGTTAAACCTATGAAATGTTTGAGCTCAAGTTTGAACTCATACTCCTCAGTCAGTGATCCCCACGTTGTGCCACCAGCCATCAACCTGCCTCAAATTGTATGCCGCCTGACAGGGCGGCATTCTTTTATGCATGAATACATCCATCCCAATCAACGACATTCCGCGCCTGCTGCGCAATCTGATCCGCATTGGCACCGTTGCCGAGGTGGATTTAATTGCGGGCACCTGTCGCGTGAACACCGGCGGCAACGTCACCGACTGGCTGCACTGGCTGACGTCCCGCGCAGGGCGTTCCCGTTCCTGGTGGGCACCGTCTGCTGGTGAGCAGGTTTTGCTGTTCTGCCTGGGCGGTGAGCTGAATACCGCCTTTGTGATGCCCGGCGTTTTCTCTGACGAATTCCCCGCCCCGTCGGCGTCAGCCGATGCCGTACACGTCACGTTTCCTGACGGCGCGGTGATTGAGTACGAACCCAAAACCGGCGCGCTGCTGGCAACCGGCATCAAGTCCGCCACGGTGAATGCCGCCGATAAGGTAGCGGTGACTGCTCCGCTGATCACCTGCACGGCGACAACGCGCATCACGCTCGATACGCCGGAGGTGGTCTGCACCAACAAACTCACCACCGGCACCATTGAGATTAAACAGGGCGGCAAGATGACCGGTAACCTCACCCATTCAGGCGGGAGCATCACGTCAAACGGCATCGTTGTTCATACCCATCAACACGGCGGCGTCCAGACGGGCGGCGGTCAAACGCAGGTGCCGTCATGACTAACGCGAAATACATCGGCCTGGCTCGCAACACGGGGCGCAGCGTCGAAGACCTGGCGCACATTCAGCAGTCGGTCAGCGACATTCTGCGCACGCCCGTCGGTTCCCGCGTCATGCGCCGTGACTATGGTTCACTGCTGTCGATACTGACTGACCGCCCGCAGAATGCCGCGCTGCGCCTGCAAATCATGGCGGCCTGTTACAGCGCGATCCTCAAGTGGGAGCCACGCGTCAGCCTGACCGGCATCACCTTTGAAACGACGTTCGACGGAAAAGGCGTGGTGGATATCACTGGCATCCGCAAAGACACGTCCGCCGCCATTTCCTTAACCCTACCCGTGAGCTGAATTATGGCAACTATCGACCTGAGCCAGTTACCCGCCCCCGACGTGGTGGAGGTGCTGGATTACGAAATCCTCCTGGCGGAACGCAAAGCCACGCTGGTGTCTTTGTACCCCGAAGACCAGCAGGCCGCCATCTCCCGCACGCTGACCCTGGAGTCTGAGCCGATTGTGAAGCTGCTGGAGGAGAATGCCTACCGCGAAGTGATCCTGCGTCAGCGGGTTAACGAGGCGGCGCAGGCCGTGATGCTGGCGTATGCCACCGGCGCAGACCTGGACAACATCGCCGCCACGTTTAGCGTGGAACGCCTGACCATCACGCCTGCGGATACGGTCAGCGTGCCCGCCGTGGCGGCGGTGATGGAAAGCGACGCGGATTTACGGGTGCGGGCGCAGCAGGCGTTTGAAGGGCTGAGCGTGGCGGGTCCGGTTGGCGCGTATGAGTATCACGGGCGCTCTGCTGACGGACGGGTGGCGGATATTTCGGTGGTCAGCCCGTCGCCTGCCTGCGTGACGATTTCCGTGCTGGCACAGACCGGCGACGGCACCGCACCTGATGATTTGCTGGCTGTGGTTCAGGCCGCGCTCAATGATGAGAACGTGCGACCCGTGGCTGACCGCGTGACCGTCCAGTCTGCCAGCGTGGTGAATTACACCATTGACGCCGTGCTGTATCTGTTCCCTGGTCCGGAAGCCGAACCTATCCGCGAAGCCTCGGAGGCAAAACTGATTGCCTACATCACTGCGCAGCACCGGTTAGGCCGCGACATCCGGCTGTCGGCGATTTATGCCGCACTGCACGTTGAAGGTGTGCAGCGGGTGGAGCTGAAAAGCCCGCTGGCCGACATCGAGCTGGATAAAACCCAGGCGTCGTTCTGCACCGCCTATACCCTGGCGGTGGGCGGTTACGATGAGTGATCGCCTGCTGCCCGCCGGTTCCTCGGCGCTGGAAGTCGCCGCCGCCGAAGCCTGCGCCGCGCTTGAAAACGTGCCGGTGCCGCTGCGGCAGCTTTGGGATCCGCTGACCTGTCCGGCAAAGTTTTTACCGTACCTGGCGTGGGCGCTGTCAGTTGACCGCTGGGATGAAAACTGGCCTGTCGCCACCAAGCGGCGCGTGATCCAGTCGGCCTGGTTCATTCATTGCCATAAGGGCACGGTGGGCGCTATCCGACGCGTGGTGGAGCCGCTCGGCTATCTGATTAACGTGACCGAGTGGTGGGAAACCGGCGACGAACCCGGCACGTTTCGCCTGGATATTGGCGTGCTGGAAACCGGCATCACCGAAGAAAT